GTCATCGTCCCCGAAACTGAGTTCGCCGGCAGGAAATAGAAGGTCAGCGAGTTCTTCTTTGCGAAATACAGCCGCTGGCGGTAGACTTCGACAGCGGAAAGGGTGTTGGTATTGACAACCCCTAGAGTCGCAACGGAACTCCAGGCGGTGCCGTTATATTGAACGAGGGAATCCGTTCCATTTACCAGCATGAGGTAATGCGCCGCGCCGGTGGATAGCATCGCGCCGGAGGTTTTCCCATTCGTGAGAGCAATCGCGGCAGCGCCAACAGCCCCCGCGGTGGTGACATCATAAACCCCAGAATCTGTAGTGGCGTAGAGCTTTTCCGTACCCGTCGAGCCGGAATAAACGTGCATCCGATACGCGGGAGAGGCGAGGCCCGTCACATGGGAGGTGTAGCCTTCCCTCTGCTGAAGCCTATCCGGGAAGGGGAAAAAATTCTCAAGAACAACCGCGTCTTTCTTCGGCATCGCCATGAGGGAGGCAGCAGCATTCAACCCGCCAACAGCGGGGAGAAGGTTGAAGGCGCTATTCTGCCCTCTCGCGGCAGCGGCGGAGCGGGGAATCATACCGGCCAATCTCCGACAGGGATGTAGATTCGCGGCTGGACGTTGGCCAGGGTGACGTCAAGCTGCTGCGTGGGAAGCGTCGGGGCCTTCCTCTTTGCGATAAGGTCGAGAAATTCTCCCTCATCATCGAGGTAGGGCTCGCCTTTTACCTTCTTCCAACGCGCCTCGAAGCCTTTGAGAACGACATCATCGGGGAAAAGAAGGGTATCGGAATCTACTAGAAGCCCCGGAACCGCTGCACCGCCGGAGTAATACCCGTATTCACTCTGATAAATCATGGAATACGTTTCCCCCGCGGTAGGAACCGGGGTGATGTAGATATGCCCCTGGGAAATCCAGAACTTATACGGCGGCCCGACGAGAGACAATGCCTGTTGCGTCGCCCATTCGGAATCAGTGAGCGGCCCGATTAGGGGAATCTTCCGGGTCGTCGCCCAGCCGGTGTTATAGACGAGAGACTCAAAACCAGGGAAAAGCGTCGTCAGCGCCCCTTGATCGGAAGTCGCCACGGCCGTCCAAGTAGCCCGGATTTTCTGGCTCTCCCACTTATACCCTTGGAGTTTCCGAACAACCTCGTTCAGAACAGAACGGTATTGCGCGGTGGATTTATCCGTAGCACCAACAAGCGCCGAGGGCACGGGCAGCCCCCGCAGCCCTGCGAATTCTTGGACAATCTGCAAAGCTGTGAGGGTTCCCATTCTTTACGCCTTGATAGTAGCGGGTTTCGCGGCCTTGAGGGCTTTATTCTCTTCGAGGAGCTTCTCCACGAGAGCGGTCAGGTCAGCGACTTTCTGCGCGAGTTCGGTAACGCGCTCGGCGCTTTTCCCGGCGTTGGCGGCAGCTTCAAGCCAAGCTTGGGCTTTGAGCTTGAGGGAGATTCCGCCAGTTCCGACATTCGCGAGTTCGGAATCGCCCGCTTGCGCGAGGTCCTCGACGGTAAGGAAGCCGCCGCGGATGAGGGTTTCCTGGAGAGACGGGGAAAGCACGCCCCAGCCTTTAATCGGGGTTCCATGCGCGGGAAGGATATTGCCCTTCTTCCACTCATCATAAGCGGCTTGGAAGCCCTTATACCAATTCGGCGGGATCACGGGATTCGGCCCGGAGCCCTTTTGTTTGAGAGAAGCAAGCCAGGATTCAGCTTCGATTTCGAGGGAATCCCTCGATCCTGGCCTGGTGACGATGGCGAAGTTCACGTCCTTCGCAACGTAATGGCCGGCTTCGATGCTCGCATTTCGATCTTCGACCGAGCGAACTTCAAAAACAACATACGGCGGACGTTCGTTATCAACACTCATGGGGGAAGTCTCCTGGGAAAAAGTGGGGGAGGGAGAGCCAACCCCTCCAACGGGAGACAATCGCCGGAGCGACTGACTCCCCTCCCCCGAAGTGGATTAAGTGATGTTACCTTGGACGAAGGCGTTATCCAGATGGCAGATACCGAAGTTCGTCGGGGTAAAAGTCACCGTGACAGTGCCCGAGGCCGTCATATTCGCCGAGAGGGTGACGTACTGGCCGTCAGGCGAAATTCCGGTAACCGTCGAAGCGGCGATACCAGTACCGGAGGGCGTTTGGCCGATGAAAATGCCCTGGCTGCGGCCGACGAAGAGTTGGTTCGAGCCATTCTTCGTGGTGCAGGTCCGGGTAAACGCCGACGCCGCCGCGATCAGGCAGGTGGCATTCAGGAGGTTCTTACCGGCGGTAAGAGTCGGCGTCGCTTGGCCAGCCGCGGCGAAATACATCGCCCCGGCAGTAGCCGCTGCGGAGTACGAAACCGGAGCGATACCCCGGCGCAGAACCCACCCGCCTTGGGTAGTGGTATTACCCGCGGAGAAGTTGGTCAGGCAGACGTACACCGGGCGGCCGGTATTGGCCGTGTTCGGCATATCGAGAATGGCACCGTTTTTATCGATGTGGACGAGCCGGCCCGGAGCAAACGTGCTGGACGAGGTATTCACCACGTACATCAGTTCACTCGCGATCCAGTTCGGAACGTTCGAGCCGGTATCGATGCCATCGGTCGGAGCCGCTTGGATAATCGTGCCCGGGGCAATGCCCGTATAGCCCGAAGTCGTTGAAGTATAGTCTTCCGAAGCGGAAAAGTCCAGCAGCGAGCCGACGATTCCGGTAATTGGAGCGAGACGCATGATTTATTTCCTTTTGAGAAGAAGTTGGGATTAGGCCTTGACCACGCCTTGCAGGGCGCGATTCGAACAGACCATGTTACCCATCCAGAGGATTGGCACGACCACGGCGTCTTGGTTATAAGGCTTCGCCTCATCCATAACGGTCATGTTTGCGTCGGAATGGGTCACCATCTCGATGTAGTTCGTGTTAAGGAAATACATATGAGCGGCGGCCATGCCAGAGTTACCGTCGAAGATCACCGGGACGCCCTTGTATTGCAGGGAGGTGAAACCGCCCGAAGCTTCCTGCTCATCGACATAACGCTTGGTAGAAACCAAACCCGTTTCGTAGAACGTGAAGTAATCGTTCGACGCGACGATCAGGTCGGGCTTGTCATTACCCCGGGTCAGTTCGATCCACAGGGGAAGCATGAGGCTTTCCATGATGCCTTGCGTGCCCGACGGGGTAATACCCGCGCCACCTTGCAATGGAGCGGCGGCAGACTGCACCTTATTCTGCCAGAAGCTCCAGGTCGAGGAGTTAATACCGCCAACAGTACCCGTGCCAGCGTCAGCGACGATCTTCTGCAAACCATCGATTTGGTTGGTGAGAGTACCATCCCCGTACATATCGGCGGAGAAGTTATTCGCGAAGGTGTGGATCGCATTCTTGATGCGAGACTTCGCAAGATTGGCGATTCGCTGCGCACCGGCGTTCACGCGGAGTTCATACCCCGAGGAAACGACGTTGATAGCGATTTGCCGCCAGTTGAATTCCGCAGCGGTGAAGACGTCCGACTGCGCAACGTTCAGAACGTCGAAGCCGGAATACCGCTGGTACGTGCCGTTGGCGGCGTATTCCAGCGGCTGCACGATGGAGTAGCCGCCGCTTTCACTGCGGGTTTTGCCCTTCTGCGCGATGCGGCGATAGAGGGCATTATGCTTCGAGAAGTTATCCGCGATTTCCTTCGCATGGTTGCGGAAGGTCGTCGAGACAATCTCGGTGAAGACGCTATTTGGAGAGGCCATGATTTAACAGTCCTTAATGGGTGGAATAGTGTTTCGCGACAATCCCGTTAATCGTGTCGTCGATGGTTCCGGTGCGTTGTTTACGCGGAGCGGCACCCGACGGCGTGATGTTGGGGAATTTCCCACCTTGCGACTGTTTGCCCGGGGCGCCATCGGCTGGCTGTTCGGCCAGGATTTTAGCGCGCACGACAGGATTCGCATAGCAGGCAAGTTCATAAGCGGATTCAAGATCCGCGGCGGCTTTAGTCGAAAGGAACCGATGAACGTCGGTTGCCACTTCGGACCAATATTTGTTCTTCGGGTTGGAAGCAAAAGCTTCCACGACGGAGAGGTTTTTGTTTAGCTCGGATTCGTAAGCGGCGCGTTGTTGCGCGGTGAGATTGCCTTCGATTTGAGCAATTCGAGCTTCAAGCCGGGCGGCTTTTTCAAGGGCTTGGCCCAACCGCGGGTCGGTTTCTCCCTGCTGCTGCGGATTTCCGGAAAGGTCGATCCCATACGCCTGCATCATCTGCGCGGCAAGGGTTTTCCTCTGCTCCGGCGGAGAGGAGAGAAGCTGCAAATGCGCGTTGAACAGGCCCTGGAGAATCTCAACAGGGTTAACATTCGGATGCTGTTGCAAAAGCTGCTGATATGGCTGCATTAGGGAGTTCCATTGCTGGTAACCCCCTTGGTATTGCTGAATTCCCTTATGGAATTGGTCTTCCCGCTGGTAGACGTAATCTTGAATCTCCCGCGGAGCCTTTTTCCAATGCTCTTCGTATTCCTTCCGCCAGGATTTCGGCAAAGCGCGGATTTCCGCCGCGGTCAGACCAGGCTGGGGATCGGGAATAGCGGGAGAAGTGTCCCCGAGAGCGGGAGCGGCGACTTGTTCTGTGCCTTTATCCCCCTCGTCCGAGGAGAAAAGGTCCTTGCCAATCGCTTCCGCGATTTCGCTAGGGCTGATATCATCTTCCATGAGTTAGGTCTCCAGTTTACCAGAAGCAACGGCCGCGGCCACTGCGTTATCCACTGCGTCAGCAATGGGTTTGAAAGCTTTTTCCTTCGCGTACTCCCGGTTTCGGGAGATTTGCTCATTCAGCCCCGGTTCCCAGGGGATTGCTCCGGAGCGTTTTAAATCTTCACGCCATTTCGCCCGGGAATCGATGAGTTTATCGGAGTTCGGGGAAATAAAAGGAGCGATTTCGGGGAGCAAACTCGGCGCGGAGATGATGCGAAAAACCTCCCCCTGGCATTTACGGCAGAGGGGGAGATTATCGCGCTCTTCGATCCGACGCCAGATAGTGTCGTCGTCGGAACAGGTTTTACACCGGGTTGCGTAGAGGGGCATTTTGTTTCACCGATTGGGAAGTGACTTTAGCCTTTGACGCAGCAATGCTCAATTGCGCGCGTTCAAGTTCGATGGCCAGCATCTCCCGATCGTGGGCGATTTTGGCGAGTTCGTACTCTTTCTTCGCGGCGATAATCTCGAGATCGGCTTGGACCTTGGCAAGTTTTGCCTGGGCCTCGGCTTGAATCGCGGCGGTTTCCTCCGGACTCGGCGGAGGCGGGCCGGTTGGCTTTTCCTCCTGCGGCGGGGGAGGCGGTTGGATGGCTTCGATAGAATCGACGATTCCAAGGCCGAATTTATATCTCTTGCAGACCGAGACGAGGATAGTTTTCGCCGCTTCGAGACCAGTCGGGCCGAGTGCGGCCAGCGGCTGAAGCCCGGCGAGAAGTTGCCCCATCGCGTTCATGAATTCGGAAACTTCGGCCTTATCTTGGGAAGTGTCAAGGTCAATAGTGGAGGAAGTCTGAATGTTAATCGTGAAAGTCCGATCAACATCGGAGTTGATTTTCTGAAGGACCTCTTCCAACGATGGAGTTTGCAGAAGCTGCGTGATTTTCGGATCGGGTTGCGGCTGCTGCCCCTGGGAAATGGCTACCTGCATTTGATAATTCATCTGCTGCTGAGCGGCTGCCTTTTCAGCTTGGAGGGGGATCGGAAGCTGGACGAGTTTCTTCCAAGTTTCCGCAGGTACTTTCGCTGCTCCGCAATCGACAGACAGTCGAAAAAGATCCCGGACGTAATTGGCGACAGCAGTTTGCATCTTACGAAGCCGGATTGTACCCCATTTATCCTTCGTAGTGGTAGCAGTAGCTGTTTCCGACGCAACATTCGAGCCTCGGATAATGTCCGAAATCCCCGTGAGTTCGTAGATAACTTGCTTAATCTGCGCTCGTGCTTGATATAGTTGCGTAGCCACGGCGATGAGCTTATCGAGCGGGAGCATCCAAATGAGTTTTTCAAAACCACCTCCTTGCGCAAGCATTGCGGATTCACTAGCTGGGACAAGCCCATTTTCCATTTCTCCATCGGCGAGAATCTTCGCCATGTCATCACCGAGAAGGGAGGAATAAGCCCCGCGAACGCGAATAGCGGAGAGGACCTTATTCAGCCGAGTCGTAACGCGGTTCAGTTCTTCCGCTTGGTTACGGTAGTATTCATACAACGGAATCGGCTCAAGTTCTCCGGGCTTCAACGTCAGCAGCAAAGGCCCCGGCGTTGGGAAAAAGCCTTTCAACCCCATCGGATCGGGGGCGATATACAGCACCGATTCCCTCCAATCTTCGGAGAGGAACCAGACTTCACGAGTTTCCTTGCACCAGTATTCGTAAACCCGGCAGGTTTTCTTCTCTTCTCCTGCAACCGTTGCGCCGGGGAAGTATTGCTCGGTATATTCATCCTCACTCAGTTTGAATTGCTTGATAACCTCCTCTTTTGTGAGGTCGTAGGCGAAACTAATCCAAGGAACGCGGGCCCACTTCTTCGCCTTCCCCCAGAGGAAATCCTTATAAGCCACGGATTCATACTGAAGCGGGAATTCCTGATCCTCATAAAGACGCAGGCGCGTAACGCCGCTGGCGGCAACAAGGGAGGAAAGAACCGTGTCTTTAATTGCGTCATCGAAGCTTTCCGCGCCGGGCTGGCAGCCATCAGTTGCGATTACGAGGAAACGCTCGATAACCTCGGGGATTGGTTTTAGTACGGTGTCGCGGAATCGCGCACGGACATCGGGTTTCGCCGTGGCGGAATAGAGGGAAGGGACAAGAACTTCTGTGTTGGAATAGAGGATGTTATACGCGGATGTATTCTTCTCCCCCGGTTCCTTCGCAGGTTGGGCATAAAGATTGTATGAATTCTTCGCGCTTTTCCACCAGCCGGTCTCGAATTCCTTCTCCCGGGCTTTAATCACGTCGAGATATTCTAGCGCCTTTTTCTTCCGCGCGGCCTCACGCATTTCGTCATCCTCCGCTTCCGGAGCGCCGTTTTCGATTTCGGTTTGGTTTTCGAGGCTCATAGTACGTTTTCCAGAGAGCGGGCTTTTTGCCGTTTGAGGAGTTCGTTAATAGTCGGGAGAGGCCGGGCGTTTGAAAGGTCGAGAGGCCCGCGGGCTTTTGTCTCGTCCCGGGTCATCGGCCGGGACATGATAGCGTATCGGGTTTCATCCGCGGCGTGGTCTTCCGCATCGGTGTCGAGGTCTTCAGGGTTTTTATCATCATGCTGAAGATACGGAAGAGTGCGGATTGTATTCTCGCAGCTTTCGTGGAAGTAGATGAGGGGCGTTTCCGCGGCGAGGCGTTTGCGGAGTTGTTCCCAGCCAGCTTGGCGAGCATTATCTCCCCGGAACCAAGAACAGCCTTCGACGATCATCATTTCAGCAATGGACGGACCGCCATTGTTGCTGAAAATCGAGGGATCCGCGACTCCGTAGGTGATTCGCCCGAAGGACTTTTCCCTCCGCATGATCCCCTGCGCAACGAGATTCGCGGACATTTTTAGGCCGACGTTTGGTTTCCCGTTCCAGCCGTACCATTCGGCGAATTTGACGAGAGCGTTACGGGGAAGCTCGGTGGTTCCGTCAGCGACAGCGTACCAACCGACTGAAAAAGGAGCCGCTGAACCCCAGTCCATCGCCCGAAATTTGGTCCAGTGTTCGGGCAGAACCAACTTTCCGGCCAATACATGCCGTTGCTCCGAGAACTCAGAAAAGAAAGTCCCATCGACGCCATTCCAATCCCCTTCCAGCCAAGCTTTGACAAGGGTTTCCGAGCCAGTTTCCCGCAGACGCATGATATACGTCGGATCGTTCTTGAGCAACTCGGGATTATCCTGCAACTTCGCGGGGATAAATACCCGCTCAATAACAGCCATGACGAATTCGTCCGGGCCGACTTGGATTTCTTCTTCCTCTGCGATTACTTTGTAGCCCTTCGGCGCAGGGTCGATGTAGCGAGCTTTTACCCAATGGTGGCCAGGCCCGCCAGGGTTTCCCGTCGCCCGCATTCCGCAGGGGACGCCTTTCGCACTCCGGAGAGTACCTTTTAGCTTCATGATCGGACTCGGGAAGGGGAAATTGGTGATTTCTTCGATGTAAACCCGGGTGTATTCGTGGCCCTGGTATTCTTCCGCATCGTCGTCGGAATCGAGATAGGCGAATTTCAACACCGCCCCATTGGGCATGTGGAGTTCTTTCTTCTGCTCGAACCATTTCGCGCCGATTTTCGCACCATACCGGCGGAACCTTTTAATCGCGTCAGTAAGCTGGGTTAGCTTCCTCCGGACGAAGAGGCCCGCAGCATTTTCCCCGTAGAGTTGGGCGTGGTTAAACCAGTCGCCAATCGAGCCCTCGGTTTTTCCGCCTCCCCGAGCACCGCCGTAGAAAACCTCAAAGCAGGGGCACCGAATCAAGTCGGTCTGAGGCCCCGGCAGAGGTTTCCAGATGATTTCGGGAGAAGCGGCCATTTTTACCGAGGGACGTTGTACGGAACGCGGAGCGGTTTCTGCGGAGCCTGCGGCATCGGCTGTGCGACAGCGCCGGGAGAACCACCCTGCGCCTGCATCGCGGCCATTGCTTTCGCGATTTCCATTTTCTTCTGCTGCTCGGCGGCTTGTTGGGCTTGGAATTGAGCGAGAGTCATCCCCGCCGGAACGGAAGGCATTGTCGAGAGGCTATTCTGCCCAACCTGCGGCGGCGGAGCTTGCGGCGGCATGGGAAGCTGCTGTTTCGCCATAACACCCTGATTCATGCTCTCGCCTTCTTTCGCGAGACGCCGCTCGGCGGTGAGTTTTGGATTAAAGAGTTCTTCGAGAAAGCCCATGATTATTTCCTTTTCGGAGAAGGGATGCGGAAGGATTCCCCATGCCAAAGGGCGGAATGGAGAGCGGTAAGAGAGCGTTCGGCGTTTCTCGCGGAATTGTACCCACCAGCGTGGTAGAGTTTCCGGTTGTTCGCGGCAAGAATAGTGACATACCAATAGCCGTCTGTCGATTGCCGAACTTCAATGCGGGGAGGACGCCTCATTTCGTGACTCTTTTAGCTTTTTCAAAGGTACGGAGGCCGCCGATTCCGAGCATACCGGTGATAACGACCCAGAGGAGGTCCATATTAAGGGTCGGAGGGACGGGAATATTGTGTATCGTGCTATACCACGCAAGGAGGGGTTGGATAATTGTCGCGTAGATAAACCCAACCCCACCGCTCCAGCCGAAGAAGGGGCGCCAACCCGCGACGAAAATCGAAGGATGCGCCGCTTCCTGGGCGTTGATTTGGAGTTGAGCGATAATCTGCTTGAGTTCGCCATCAGCGGCCATTTTCAGGAACTCAGCCTCGGCCTTGAGCTTTTCAGCCTTATCCTCCGGGCCGAAGCGGTCGAGGATCGCTTTTCCAATCTCGAGAATCGGGGAAATGAGCAGCGGATTCATGGCTTATGCGCCTCCTGAAAGATTAGGCGGATGTTGGAGTTAATACGGCGAGTCCAGCCTTTCGAGTTGGCGACCCAATTTGCGAGGGAGGTCATGAAATCAAGGCGGGTTAGGTTATAAGTGATTGCGAGTTCCAACGGGTCCCACATTTCAATCCCGCCGAGAGTCCTCGGGCCGATGATGCCGTCGGGAAATTCTCCCACGAGCTTTTGGAGTTCCTTCACAGCGGGTTTGCAGCCGGAATTAACAGCAAAGTCGAAGAGGGAGAATTTGAGAAGCTTCGGAACTGCGTCGCAGCCAGCCGGCCCCCAATAGTCATGGAGGTAAATTGGCTTCACCTGCTCCCTCGTGAGGTTGGGGATATCGAGATGCGGATAACTCCGCTTGGAGATGCCGAACTTGGTCTCCCCACCCGGATCACCAGCGCGGGGAGGAGAATATTCCCCCTCATGGCTCGGGGAGAGGAGAATATCAAACGCTTGGGAGAAATTCATAGCGCCAGTCCAATCCGAATAGTGAGTCCGCGGGGGGAAGTTATGGTCGTCGGGGTTCCGCTTGTCCCGAAGGCCGTGGCGAAATCGTCACCGAGGGTGATAGCCGCAGAGCCGAGGATTTTAGTCGTGCCCTGCGTCGTGGAGAAGTCAGCGCCGAGCGTAATCGCGGCGGAACCGAGAATCTTCGTTGTGCCCGTCGCGCTGGAGGTGTCATTTCCCAGGGTAATGGCAGCGGTGCCGGTAATCGCGGAGCCAACCGCGCCAGAAGCGGAGCAAGTGTCATTTCCGAGAGTAACCGCGCCGGTTCCACCGATTGAGGTGGTTCCCTGGGCAGAGGAAGTATCGTTGCCGAGGGTAATCGCCGCGGTTCCGGAAACAGAACCGACAACACCCGTCGCGGAAGAAGTGTCATTCCCCAGCGTCGGGGCGGCGGTGCCTTTTACCGTCGTCGTACCAGTTGCAGAGGAGGTATCATTTCCAAGAGTAACCGCGGCCGTGCCGGTAACGCCTCCACCGCCGCCAACGGATAAGAATAGCCGCTTCGGACGCTTGGCGTAAAGCTGCCAAGGGTTGGCAACTATCGACAGAACTTCGCCGTCAGTCAGCGCCCGATTAAATAGCGCTACATAGTAGAGGCGCCCATTAAGGTGCGTTACGCCATCGGAACGGCCGCCGATGATGACGTCAGAGCCATTGTCAGCAGGGGCGACAGGACCACCACCAGCAGAGGCCAGCGTAGCGAAAGACCGGCCAACCCCGAACACCGCGGCCGTGTCGTTCGAGGAGCCTACGGCAGTGCGCAACGAGACTACCTGCGACACGCCGGGCGCAAGGGCAAGCCCATATGTGTAGACGTACCCAAACGAAGTTGCATCCGCGCGGACAAAGAACGGGTCGCCAGCCGTGGGGCCTGAGGCCCCCATGCGCAATTCATATGCGCCATACGTCGTCGTCGTGGCCTGCTTGGCGATAATCGCCGTGTAGTCGGTGAGCGCTGCAACATCGCCAAACGCAATGATGGTTAGCGCGCCGGTTGTGGCGTATGGCGGCCTGTGCGAATAGCGCTGGCTTGCCGTCGTTGCAAAGTCAGCAGTTACGCCTAAAAGACTTGGACGCGACGACGTTCCCGAGGAACTCGCCGGATTGTTATGGACTAGCTCAAGTTGTCGCCTAGTGTCAAACAGCGCGACAAGTCCGCGCGATTTCCAATCGGCAGAAACGCCTGTCGGTCGCTGCGGCTGTCTAGTCCACTTGTCGGCCAGCTCGATCATGGTCTATCAGGCCGTGTCGAACTTAATGCCGGTGTAGGTGAAGCTATGATTTCCGGCTGTGGAATTTAGGTTCGCCCCGGTATTGTGGGTAACAAACAAACCCCAGAAGCGCGGAACTTGCCCGAAAAGATCGGCGACAGAAAAGGGACCGAACCAGTATGAGCGATTGGAAGTGGTCGCGTCTACATTAATCGACGCAGCAAGTTTCAAGAAACCATCTCGAACTCCAGCGGAAGTGAGGGTTTCCGTAGAATCCACCCCATCGATAGTATCGAGGTTCGTCGTCGCCGCGGAAGTGTCGGAGCCCCAAACGTAGACGAGAATTAGCGTCGAGGCGGTGGGAGTAGTTCCGACTGTGATTTTCCCTTGAACAAGCGCGTCATCGTATTTGTTCGTGGTATTATCGATTTCATTCGATTCCTGGCCGGCTACCCAGGTGGAAGAACTAGCGACGGAAGCGACGCTACAGGTAATAGTCGTCGCTGTGGTATAGCTAATGGTAGTGGTAGCCATATTTCACCAGATTAGGGGAGTTCGCGCGCGGCTCGGACATCGGCGGCGGAGAGTTTCCCCTCAAAGCCGAGAACCCGAGCGGTGACAGTGCCGGTGGTGTCGGAGCCTTGCGCGGGGGCTGCAAGGATTTTCTCCGCTTCCGTCGCAAGCCGGGTGCAGACGGTCAGCGTAGTCGCGCCAGACGCCCCGCCGGGAGAAGTCATCGCCCCACCAGTGCCGGTGGGAAGGAGAATAACCGCATCCCGGAGATTCGACCGGACGATCGCCTTCGAGCAATCAAGTTTATCTCGGCCTTGGAGCAGAATCTGGAGATTCATCTGCTTCGTCTGCGCGGTGAGGAGGCGGCCGTTTTTCCGCTGGAGAATGTCTCCGGAATCAGTGTCGAGAATCGTGTCGTTCGGGGTATAGCCAGCGAGATTAATCGCGTCAATGATGGCATTCGTGGGCGTTTCCGTCCGCCAGACGGTGAAGGCCGGGGCAGCGGTGACGTTCAGAACTGCCGCGAGGTTGAAATAGCCGTCGGAATCCTGGGGAAAGGCAGCCCAGACAGGATTCGCGTTGATGGCAGCTTTAAGGGTCTGCAATTGGGGGGTAGAGAGGGCCATTTTACGGATTTCCTTCGGTGATGGTGAAAGAGGAGATGGAAACAGGCTGCGTTGCAACGATGGCGGTGGTTGTTAGGTTCAGATCAGAACCCGAAGTCCCGACGTTTCCGTCGATTTGTGCAACTGCGCCGGAGGTGAGAATCCGGAACCAGGAGGCCGTGCCGGTAGAGTCAGCGGAAGAATCCTGGGTAATCGCGTTTAGGGTAAGAACCCCGCCGGAGGCGGAAGGCGCGAAGGTCGCGTTACAGGTAAGTTCCGCGAGAAGGGTCGTCGCAGTTCCACCCGTAGCGGGACGTGTGCCGGAATAGATGCGGAGAAGCGCCGAACCACCGCAGGCGGTGGTAATAGCGTCAAGCCGGGCATTCCGGAGGTTGGTGACAAAACCGAGAGCCATTATTGCACCCCTTTCATAACGCGGGCCATATGTTCTTCGATGAAAGTCCGGACATCGACGTTTCGGAGCATTTGCTCGCCGAGGACTTCACAGCCGGAACGCCGCATAACGCGGACGAAGGAGTGATTATGCCCGGCTTCGTAGATTTCCCAATAGCCGTCGTAACGATCCCGGGGGAAATCTCGAGGATTAGGGAAAAGGGGAATTTCCGGGGCCGGCGGGGGTGCGGGTTCGGCCAGGACTTCGACGAGAACCGGGGGAGGAGCAGGCTCAGGCTGCTTTCGCCCAAGGAGGGAATCAAGCCATTTCATATTTAATTCTCCGGGGTGAGGTAGACAAAACCGCCGGCAGAAGCGGCGATGAAGGAGAAACGCTCGCCGACTTTCAACGGGCCGAGGCGGAAAAGGAGGTTTGAGGGAATGAACTGGTCGACGCCGGTAGCAACCGCGGTGGGGTTTGTCCCAGCCCGAACAAACGCATCGGCGGTGGCGAAAACGTTGTAATAAACCGGCGTTTCGGTGTTTGTGACGACAGCGGATTGAACATGGGTTCCGGAAAGAGTGAGTTTCTGGGAAACCCCGCCGGCGCCAATCGGTAGAAGATTCGGGTGCGGATAAGCCATTTTATGCGTCTTTCCGGGGGAAGGTGGCGAGCTTTTTCGGAATAGTATACAGATCGGAAGGACCTGTGCGTTCCGCGAGAGTGCCATTCATCGTACTGCCGCTGCGACCTGCGGTCGCCTCCAAAATTTCTACAGGAGGAGTAAACCCCCGGTCGGTTTTTTCCATTTCGACGACATCCCCCGGGGGCCGGCGGGCCTGGGAGAGCCATTCTTTCGAAGAGGCCGCAGGCGCAGGCATGGAAAGGACGTAGAGGTTGTTTTGCTGCTGCGGGGCGACGGGCTTATCCGCGCGATTTCCGACCCCGAGTTTCGCCATTGCGACGAGTTCGAGGGGTTTGAGGGGGACGGAGCTATTCACACGGTCGAGAAGGCGGTCGAGGGAGGCTTTTCCCAGGGCTTCAAGCCGTTCCTCCACGGAAGCCGTGATTTGGGGATCGATTAATTGGCCTTTTCGCTCCGCAAGCCGATTTTTGAAGGCATCGGAGTTGATAATAATCGAAATCCATGTCTGGGTATACCCAAACATCTCGGCCAATTCCCCCTGGGAAATCGACGGATTCGTCAAAATCACGTCAATCACCGCATCGGTGGTATATCGGACCTTCTTAATCTGCGTCGCGGCCATGAGGGCATCTCCTAATCTTCGGACAATACCAGTCTTTTCCCCGAAATCAAGAGGAGCGTTCAAATTTGAAGCCCAAAATCACTGTCATTGGAGTTTCGAGGCTAAAAATCACTGTCATTGGATAGCCTCGGCTAAACCCCCACCCCAGGCACCCCGGCAACTGGGGAATACCCCCGGGGGTTTGGGAAGGATTTTCCCCCACGGGGAGAAATGCGAATCGTTCTCATTCGCATTGAACTGGCACGAATCTTGATGGCATGGGAATTGCAGGGGAGAAGGGTTGGCACGCTTCCTGCTACGCGCGGGCGCGCGCTTTGTATGCTAGCGGCCTCGGCTGCGCCGAGGGAGCATCAGCCCCCTCCGCTTCGCGGATGCCCATGCAGGGGCCTAGCGGCCCGCCTGTCTGCACGCTGGCCCTTCCCGCTATGGGGGTAGCCTCTCCCCGGGAATTTCCCCTATCGCCCGCCTAGACCCCTTCCCGGGGATTGTGCGCATTTCCCCGACCTTCCGTTCTTCCAGTAAACGACCCCCCCCATAGTGACCTTATATCCTAGTCAGGTATAGGGATATGCACTCTCAGGGGGTAGTGTCCTAATTTTTTTTATTTGTAACAAGACGTAACAGTGCTTGACAGAGGGAGGTTGGCACGCTCCTTGCAGGGGAGAGGAATACCCCCATACCCTAGTAGGACATAGGGACACACGCGGGGTCCCGAGTAACGGAAGAACGGAAGCACGGGCAACCCTGCACAACGTGCGCTCCGCACGGGAATACCTGGCACATTTCCTGCATGCTGCGGCGAGTTTTGTCACTTTGCGCCGAGAAGTGTCGGGGGAATTTCCCGGGAAGTGACAGATTTTGGCAGTTTTCAGGCACGGTTTTTGCGGGGTAGGGGAAAAAGGGCGGTTTTTAGGCTGGCATGGGGGTTGCATGTGTAGAAGCACGAAGGGGAGATGGTCTCCCCGGGAATAGGAGAAGAGTGATGATTGCCTATCAAGTGACCTACACAAGCGACGTGCTCGGGCTTCAAACTGCATTTTTTGCCCACTATGCGGCCGCCGCACATTTCGGGAGTGTCTTCCCGGATTCGCGAATTGAAGCGGTAGTTATTCACATGCAAACTATCTAAGGGGGTAGGTCATGACATATCGACTTGTAACCATCGTCCCCCATGTGAATGCGGTAAAGCATGTGAAGATCACGAAGTGCGCCGATCTTGGTGAATATCGATGCCGGCTGTATATCCACGGGGAGGCATTCCCCGATGCGGATTACTTCACGGATGATCGGCGGGATGCGATTGCTACCGCGCGTCATATGGTCGAATTCTGCAAGGCGGGGGCATGAGCATGGATAACTACGAACTCCGCACCAAACTGGAAGCGCTAGGTGTTGTCTCCCTAATGTCTGCCGCGCGAGTCGCTGGCTTGAAGTTTCGCAATGGGGAATTGAACAAGGCACAGATTATCGACCGGCTTATGAACTATCCCGCGATGGCGAGCGCAACCCTCGCCACTGCGCAACGGGTAGGAGGGGTTACCTACACTCCCCCAAAGACCGCGCCGAAGGTGGAAGATTGGACCGATGACGATACTCCCGCGCCAGCGGCGAGCGCAGCGGAGCGCAATGGGTCTAACTCAGAGCGCAATAGTCCCGAACTCGAAACCCTCCGCGAGAGTATCGACCGGGCTTTGCGAAGCATCGGGGGACTACGCTCCGACCTTGATAGCGTTCGCTCCGACTACTGCACCCAAAACCAAGCCCGGAAAATCGCGGGAGAAGCAATTACCGCCGCAGCGCCTTCCATCGCGGAAACGGCCCTGCGCCTCGTTATCGAAGCCGCGAAAGCGGGAAAAATCCCGGGCATCGGCGAGACGCATATTCACTTCCCTCCCCCTGCGGAAGCGATTAAGGTGGAAGGCATTTGCCACCCGAAACTGCCCGAACTCATTCGAGTTCTGAAAGCCGGAGAACAAGCCTTCCTCAAGGGTCCTGCCGGGTCAGGCAAAACCACTGCCGGGAAACAAGTTCGGGACATTCTCGCAGTCCATTTCAATCGCCCGGATTACACCCTCTACGCTACCGGCGCGGTTTCCGATGCCTTCGCACTTCTCGGGTACAAGAATGCAACCGGGGAGTATGTCCGAACCCCTTTCCGGGAAGCTATCGAATTCGGCCACCCCTTCCTCTGGGATGAAATCGACGCATCCGCCCCCGATGCGCAGCTAGTGGTCAATGCTCTGGATAATGGTTTCATTGCCTTCCCTGACGCAACGATTCCCCTGCACCCTCATTTCCGCCTTATCGCTGGCGGGAACACTGACGGCTCCGGGGCGACGATGGAATACTCCGGCCGGTCCCGCATGGATGGCGCGTTCCGTGACCGCTTTGCAATCATCGAATGGAATCTCGATCCTCGCATCGAAGCGCACCTTTCCCGGGGAGATTCCCTCTGGCTTGAATGCGTGCGAGCCGTTCGGGCCTTCGCAGAGAAGCGGGAGATAATGGATGTTGTCGCCACTGCTCGGGCTGTTAGGCGCGGTCCCCTCTTCCTTCATGAAGGCATGGCCCGGGAAACCGTTCTGGAAGTCACCTGCAAGCGTGGTGCCCTCGTTGAATGCTGGGCCGATGTCCTCCGCCTTCCGGCTGTTGTTGCTTTCCTGAGGGGTTAAAGCATGGCCCGTTTTTCCCCCTCTATCATGACTCGATTCCCCATCGAAACCATTCGAGTCCGGAACTCCCGGAAAGTTGAAAGGAATGCCGCCTACTATCATTTCAAAGGGACCCTGACCGAATTCTTCACCCTCTACCGCGAAGCCTCTTCAGACCCTACCAAAGCCGGTTCTAACCTGCGGGGGATCATTCAAAACGCATGGGCAGGTTCTTGGACCGGTCTTGTAAAACAACCCCTCGCAGACTTTCTCGATTCCGGCCGATCCTCCGAAGCACACGAGGCTTTCGATAAAGCCCTCGCAAAGCTTGATGTTAAGGGGAAAGCCTCCACCCCCGAATATCGGGTTTCTGGTGGAGTCTGGAGCGTTCCCCGCTATCTCTCCGGCCACCCTCAGAGCGCAGTTTACCGGCCGAAAATCGCCAAGCCTGCGATGAATCTAGAGGTTTGCACGTCATACCCTGCCAGTGCAAACGCTGAATACATCTCGCAAGTCACCTCCCGCATTGCCCGCGCTGCATGGGACTACCAAAAAACCGGCGGCAGTGTTTCTCTGACTTTGCACCAATTGTCTAAATTCGCAGAATCTCAAGATGGCGCGCAGGGTCTGCTACTTTCTATTAAAATCCCCCTCTCGAATATCGCTAGCCTCGCAACTGCCCTCTCGATTCAAATTGACCGGAATATGTATTCCACTCTTGCCGCTGCTTTGTCAGGCTATGGCCCCCGGGATGCGCTCATGCCCGAATGGCTCGTGAAACCTGGACTTATCAACCTCAACGGCTCGGACGACGAAAAGGCACTCGCAGCGGCTTCGATCAAGTAGCCTAAGGGGGAAGGGGCCTCCCCCTTCCCGCGTTCGATCCTGGCGCGTTCTAGCGGCTCGCTTGTTACAATAAAACCCTTGACGGGTTCCCCCGATCCTTTAGAATCACCCTCAGAACGACGATAGACCCCCCTCCTCGGAGAACGAACTATGATGCTCTATCACTTCAACCATGGCCCCCTGCGCGTGCTGCTGAACGAAGCAACCGGCGACCTCGTCTCAGTTCAGGATCGCATCAGCGGCGCCGATGCCCGCCTGATGTACTCGCTGACCTATGTCGCCCGCGCTGTTGCCTCGGCGCAACTGGCCTGGGGTAGCATGTACGCCGGCGCGTGCTAATCGCTGACCTCTGGAATAGGGGAAAGCCCCTATTCCAGTGGAAGCGAAACCCGCTACACTGAACTCCCTCCCACCACTCACTGCGAGACTCGAATCATGACCGAAACCGTCAACCTCCCGACCGTTACCGAAGGCGAAACCTCCGCTCCCCCCGCGAAGGAAGGCTCGAAGCGCCAGATGTCTTTTTCCGTTCTCGACGATGGCACGATCACCGCCACTTTCGGGGAAAATGTCGAACCCGTTTCCCTGAATCCCTCGGAAGTTCCGGAAGCCACGCAACTGGCCGCGATTACCGAAGGTCTAATTTCCCGCGCTCGGGGTTATACCTCGAAACTGCAAGACAAGGACCGGACCCCGGAATCCCTCCGCGCCGCGATTGTCAAGGCATTTGAAAACCTCCGCGCTGGCATCTGGAAGGTCGAACGAGTCGCAGGTGACGGCACTCCGGAATACACCGTCGAAGTCGAAGCCGCGTTCGTCTTCCGTCAACTCCGCGCCGCGTCGAAGGGTGAGGAATACACCGGCACCATCGCGGAAGTCGCGGCGGAATGGGAACAACTCACGGAAGATAAGAAGGATTCCACCGGCAAGGTTATCGAGCAAGGTCAACGCTCGAAGGTCAAGGCCCTTCCGCGTTATCAACAAGCCCTGGCGCAAGTCAAGGCCCGCCGCGCTCAGGAAAAGGCCGCTCGCATGGCGAAGAAGGCCGACGACGAGGAAGCCGAAGCCGGGTTCTAATTCCCGGCGGCCGGTCTATGGATCGGCCCTTTAGCGTGGTATCGTGGAGCAAGGCATTAGGGTAAAATCAAGCGGGGGACGCCCCCTCCTAGTGGTTAAATCTACTGCGATATCACACTAAAGGGTCGAGCGGGAAAATCCCGCCCCTCATTCCCGCGAAAGGGGAATTTCATGGCGAAGCAAGCAAAGGGCCAGAAGTACGGGCGCAATCGTGACCGGAATCCCTCTTCCCGCCTGCAAAGGGCGCGGACGGAACGGAACAAGGCTCGCAAGATCAAAGCCGCAGGTACTGCCTATATGGCCCCTGGCGGTAAGCCTCATCCGGTACCCTCCACCGGTCGGGAAAAGCCTCGCAGCGGCATTCCCGGACTCGTCCCGGATCAGTCGGGCATTCCCCTCCACCTGCTCATCGTCGCGGGGGTCCTCTGCGATATCTCCCCGCAGGCTTCCCGGATTCTCTCGGAGCGTCCCTCCCTCCCGCATCTCGTCTCCCGGGAAACGCTGAACCCGATTTCCGGCAAGCGGACCCCTCTCCGGATCGGGGAGTAATCTCCGGGAAAATCCCGGGACTAGGGTTTCCCCTAGTTCCGGCCCTCACTCCAACATGGTACAATGCTCCCATGCCTGGACCTTCCATATCCTCGGGATACCCCCCGGCCTTCCTCGAAGCCCTCACCCGGGCAACTTCCGGGGAAATTCTCACTATTCCCCATCCGGACCCGAAAAAACTCCGGTTTCGTTTCTACAACCTCATCCGCGCCCTGCGCCGCGAGGGAAAAGGCGAACTCTGCGAGGGGTTGACCCTCCTCGTCCGGGATGATCCCTCGCGGCTTGAGATTATCCCCGTCTCCTCCACCGATGATGCGAAGTTTCTCGAAGCCGCTCTCGGGACAAAGCCCCCTGAAGAAAATCTCGACGACGCACTCGCCCGGATTCTGGGAAAATCGGAGAAATAACCATGGCCTCTCACAATTCCCTTCTCGATGAAATCGAAGCTGAAGCGCACAACCACGCTATCGAATCCGGAAACCTCAAGAAAAAGCAAAATCGCCCGGTTTTCGCGCCATTCATCCCCCAATGGGAAAAACAATGCTACATCGCCCGAATCACAATCCAAACCTGCCTCTGCTGCGGCACTCAGAACAAAACCCTCTTCGGCATTTTCCTCCGGGAAAAAGCAAAATCCGGGGAAATCCGCGATACGGCAATGAACCTCAAAGCCTTCGCCGCGAATTACTCCCGGCCTGAGGAGCTTATCTACGATGATGTCTCCCTCCACCTCTGCGCCGAATGCGTGGAGATTCTCTAACCCCTCCCCACTCGATAGGAAAACTCATGGAACGCCCCCGCACAATTGAAACCATCAACGCCTTCACCTCTGGCCTGGAAGGGAAAACCGTTTCCCACAATTCCCCGGAGAATGCCCAAATCCTCGGCATGGTCTGCGGCTGCCTCATGCATGAAATCACGCAAGTTCTGCCCAAAGGAGGGAATATTCTCTCTCCCCAATACTCCAACCTTCGCAAAGCCCTGGACCTTTTCATTGTCGGCGCCGTCTCGAAGGAAAACATGCCCTATTTCCGCAAAGGCCGGGAAGCCTTTTTCCTTGATCTGGACGACATCGCAGCCGGAAAGGTTGACCCCAATGCTTGAAAACCCTGAACCATTCTCCAAAGATGAAATCGCACATCATCGCGCTGCTGCGGCGAAGGGGATTATTCCTTCCCTTGAGACAGTCCGGCGCTATATTGCCACAATCCGAAAATCCTGGTCCTCCAAGCCAGAAGCCCAACGAACGGGAAAATCCCGGAACTCCAAACCCAAACCGGACGAGTCCCAAATTGATTTCTTTTGAATCCCCCTCGATCACGGAATGGGTTCTCTGCGGAACCTGCTCCGGTTCCGGGGAGGGGCAGCGGGAAGGCACCGTATGCCCCTCCTGCCGGGGAGAAGGGGAAATTGAAGTCCCCTTCCTCGACGAATAAACCCCAGCGATAAGCCCCTTTCGGGCTTATCAGTGGAGTTTTCTCACTCCCTCAGTCGCCGGCTGTTCCCGGTATGGATAATTCCATGTCTCTCTCTCCCAATCTCCGCATGCTCGTGTTGATTCAACTCCTCGAAATGCGCAGGGCGCAAACGAAAGCCCTGACCGACGGCCTGGCCGATATAATCGCCTCCGGGACAAAAGCCGGTAAGTCGCCCGCTGAGATTTGCGAAGCCACTTGCAGCGATAACGAATCCGGCAATGAACTGAAACATATCCTTTCCGACTTCTACACCCAGGAAACGGCTCTTCTCGTAAAGCTCGGAGTCTGCGAGGTTGTGCCCGTCGGGAGTAAGGAAGAAGCTTCCGTCGAAGCCGCGGAAATCCTCACCCGCGCAAAGGGCCATTAAAATGCCGGCTGCTCAAAATCTCCTCTGGCAGCCCCTTCGCCAGATTCGTCTGGTTGAGGGAAAATCCCCGGACACCTCCGTCCGGGTTGCCTTCTATCCCCTCGGGAAACCGATTCCTGCCTTCTACGCTGATTCCGCCCTCGCGGAAGCAAAGAAAAAGTTCCCCCATTTCCCGCTGATTGCGGTGGAGCCGGTAAATGGCAACCTCGCCTAACCCCTATCCCGAAGCACTCCAGCAAACCGCCCGGGAAATAAAAGCCCGGGTTCTCTCCGGGGAAGAAATTCCCCTCGAAACCGTCCTAGCATTCCTCTCCGATTCGGGGAAAGTCCTCGAAAAGCAGAGGAAAGCCGAGGTTAAAAAACCCACTGACGTTGATTTCTTTTAGGAGCCTTTCATGCCCATTGAACTTATCGAAGAGAAGCGCACCGACGAAACGGAATACATCCTCGTCGCTGATTCCGCCGAGAATACAGTAATTTCCTCGCATGTTCACGAAGACGGGAAAATCGCCCTCTCCGAAGCCGTCTCCCTCGCGAAGAAAATCCGCGCGGCGAACGGCGAAGTCACTATCTTCAAACGGACGGAGTATTGATATGGCCATTGTCCGCCCGCCTTTTCCCCTCGTCTGGGATCCAGAGGACACCTGGCTTCTGGATAAATATACTTGGCATCTAAACAATGCCGGTTATGCTTCTGCCGGAGGTTTACGGCTCTTTCATCGAATGGTAATGAATGCGCAAACTGGACAAGAGGTTAAACACATTAACCACAACAAACTCGACTGTCGGAAAGCTAATTTAGCTTTTTGTACTCGGGCTGAAAACCAGCAAGAACGGTGGGATATTGTGAAACCAGCGGAAAGGTTTTCCCGTTTGAACACGTCGGGAATTGTGGGCGTCTGTTTCGATAACCGATCAAAGCGTTGGAGAGCTTACACAACTCTCCCACAACGGAGCTTGGGTTTTCATTCTCACCTGTTTGAAGCCGCCTGCGCTCGTAAATCTTGGGAGAATCATAATGGTTAATAGGCCCCCGTTCCCTTTGATTTTCGATAATACCATGCGCTCGGCCTTCGCCGAGTGCCCCCGGAAAATGTGGTGGGAATTCGGCCGTCATTTCAAGCCGAAGGGAGAATCTGTCCACCTCCACGCTGGCGGGGCTTGGGCGCATGGCCTGGAAACAACCCGCCGGCTGTTCTATGGTCAGGGCCTTTCCCCTCTCCAAGCAATCAAAGCCGGCCTCGAAGCCATGATCGCCGCCTATGGCGACTTCGAGCCTCCCTCCCACGGCTCTGGCGCGGCTAAATCCCTCGATCGCCTCATCGAAGCCTTTGCCTACTATTGGGCCGCCTTCCCCCTCGAAACCGATCCTATCCAACCATATCGGGGAAAAGACGGGAATCCGATGGTGGAATTTTCCTTCGCCCTTCCCCTCGACCCTGATCGCGTCGTGCATCCGGAGACTGGTGAGCCTATCATCTACTCCGGCCGCGCCGACATGATCGCAACCTACGCCGGAGCGATTAGCATCTATGACGACAAAACCACTTCCGCCCTTGGTGACCAATGGGCAAAACAATGGAACCGACGCTCTCAATTCACTGGCTATGCGTGGGCTGCCCGGGAATATGGAATCCCCGCGAGCCAGGTCGTTGTCCGGGGAATTTGTATTCTTAAAACTTCCATCAAGCACGCCGAAGCTATCACGATACGAACTCCTCACCATATCGCCGAATGGCATGAGCAGTGTTGCAGAGATATCCTACGGGCAATTGAATGCTGGAAGTCCGGATACTGGGACGTAAATCTCGCCGAAGCTTGTTCATCCTTCGGAGGATGCCTCTTTCAACAACCCTGCATGTCCAACGACCCCGAGCCGTGGCTCACTGGAGGAAATTATGCCGTCAGAATCTGGAACCCACTCACAAGAACTGAAGAAAACGCCGTGGTTTGACTCGACGATTCTCCCCGTCTACCCAGGTGTTTATGAGATTTCTCGAATGCACCTTACAGGACCTTGGTATCGAAAATTCGAGAATGGCCGCTGGTTTAAGGGGAATAACACTCCCGAAAAAGCTGCGAAAGTCACAGAGTTCTGGTACGATTCAAAACCCTGGCGTGGTCTTGCCTCCGACCCTTCTCAACCTTAAAGGAAAATCCCATGTCCTCCCTCGACAATCTTGCATATCTCACCACCCTCGCGAATACGAACATCACCTCCCTATCCGCGCAGATCAAAATCAACAACGTCGCCCAACCCGGGTGGCTGGAAATCTACATCGCACAGAGAATCAAAACGGCGCTGCCTTCCTGGATTCCTATTATCTACAATCAGGAAAAAGCCGACGCTATCACCGACCTTGAAGCGAAGATCGCGGCGGAATCCGCCCAACTCGCGGCGGATCAGGCTCTTCTCGCGCAGCTTCAGGGGGGATAATGAAAATCCCCTCCCCCCGCCATTTCTTCACACGAATTCAAAACTGGCTCGCCTCCGAACCCGACCGGCTTTTCCTCGATACTGTCACCAAACTCCGGAAAGACCATGCCCAAACTATTCTCTCGAAGAAGCTCGAAGCCATTACCCTCCACTATTCCATTCTCGCAGCACAACAGCGGTATGAACTCCTCCGACTTGCCGAAGCCGGGGGAGGTCTGGATGGGGAAAATGGAAGATGGCTCGGAGCCGAGAATTCAAGTGATTTCATTGAAACATCTCCCCCCAGCGATGTTAGCGATTACCTACGTGCCTATAACTTTCCTTCCCTCGACCCAAACATCACACGCTGAAATCACCTCCCCCCTCTGGCTATTCCGCTTGCTCTACCGGAGGCTCCCATGCGAAAGCGCGAATTATTCCTCCAAAACTCTCTGGCAACGAGTGCGAGCCTCCTTTTCCGCGCTACGCAAATCCTGGGAAAGCCACTAACCGAGGATAATCAATGTCTCCTCAAAATCGAAATCGAAACGTGGTTTATCGAAATGAGACATTCCCTCTCGGTGGAACTCTCGCGGGAACCACACGAGGATATCGATACATCTGCAAAACCTGCGGCGAAACCTGGGCCGGTTTGGAACTCTCCTCCAGTGGAGAATACATCATCCTCTGCTTCCCCTGTGAGAAACACGGAACCCAATACCAAACCGGAGGAAGCCTCCTCAAACCCCTCATGTGGTGGGATGCCTGGTCCGGCCCCGACCTTGCAAAAGCGTGGGGAAAATTCTCCCCCGAATTCCGCCGGCATGAACTTCTGGCTCGGGCAAATCAAATCTTAGGAGTTATCGACAATGTCTGAAATGAACAACCTCGGCGCGCACCTCGCCTATCCCGGTTTCAACGTCCTCCTCTTCGGCCCGTCCGGAAGCGGGAAAACCTATGCAATCTCCACCCTCGTCGAGTCTGGCCTCGAAGTCTTCGCCCTATTCCTCGAACCTGGCCTCGAAACCCTCGTCGGTGCTTATTCCGACTCAGGAAAGCCCATTCCTGAGAATCTCCACTGGCACTACATCCAGCCTCGAACGCAAGGCTTCGCCTCCCTTCAGAAAACGGCCGACAGCATCGGCAAGTTTGACCTTGCTGGCCTTGCTAAAATGCGGGACATGGACCGGGGAAAGAATAACCCCGTCATCGACCTCTACACGGTTCTCAACGATTTTCCCGACCAGAAGTCCGGGAAAAAGTTCGGGCCTGTGGATTCATGGAGTAACCAGACGGTTCTCGTCGTCGATTCTTTGTCTGCCCTTACCCGGATGCTCTTTGAAATGGTTATCGGTACAAAACCTACCAAAGATATGGCCGATTGGGGGCTCGTACAAAACGCGCTCATGGCCCTTATTCATAAGTTTACCTCCGGATGCAACTGTAACTTCGTCCTAATCGCCCACGTAGAACGCGAAGTCGATCAGATTACCGGCGGAACGAAACTCATGCTCTCCGCGCCGGGAAAAGCCATCACCGCGCAACTCCCGCAGCCGTTCTCCGATGTCATCTACACCGTGCGGGAGGGGGATAAGTTCTATTGGGATACGGCAAACTCCCAGGCCGATGTGAAAACTCGAAATCTCCCAATCCAATCCAAACTTCCCGCGGACTTTTCCCAAATCGTGAAGAAATGGGAAGCCCGGATGAAGCTCGCAACTGGAGGTTAAAATGGCGCCCCCTCCCGATTATCGCAAGCGGTGTTTCGTCCAATTTGTCGGGGGGCCGCTGAATAACACGCAGCAAACGCTGGAGATTCCGGAGCATTATTTTTACCAGCGGTATCAGATTCCAGTCGGTGACTGGCTTTGGACGGAAACCGGGGGAAAACAGCATGTCGAAATCTACTGGCTTCTCCCGATTGATCCTAAGCGGATAAACCTCAACTTCACTACCGATTTTACTGATGACCTCGTCGTCATCGCAATTTTTCAATAGGAGATTCTTATGCAACAACTCATGCGCACCCTTACCATCGTCGAACTTCCTTCCGGCGGCTTTATCCTCATGGGAGGAACTGTCGACCGAATCGTCGGCGCTCCGGAGGAAGGTCCGATTTCCGTCTGCGCCGAACTCGGTAACACCTACGATTACCCGAACAGCACTAAAACCCTCCCCGGGGCTGTACGGGAATTCTTCGCGCAGCCGGACCCTCCCGTCGTGGAGTAAATCATGGCGAACGTTTTCCCAGAGAGTCTTTGCGCAATGTTACAAAATTGCCAAGCTGCGTGGGAATATTTGAATAGCTGGGAGCGTGAGTTTATTGAAAGCATTTCCCTAAAAACAGGCCCTAGCACACAACTCTCACTTACCGCGAAACAAACTATTGCGCTTATGCGAACTTGGAATAACCTCCCAGCGCATAAGAAAGACCCAACGTGGCGCCCTGATGATGAGATTTCCGACCTCCGAAGACACGAAGAACTTGACAAAGACATCCCTTTCTGACAAGATCACCCCCTCAGTTTGAACAAGGCGGATTCATTCTGAGTTCTCATCCCTTCCGCCAATTACCAAGGAACCTAAAATGTCCCGTCTTTTCGACCCCGTTGAAGCGCAAAACCTCATGGATCAAGCCCTGGAGGAAAACGCTACCCGCCGCGATCCACTCCCGATCGGGGAAACCGTCGCGCAGATCATGGAAATGAAGCTCAACTCCGGCGTTTCCCGGAAGCCGGGGAAGCCCGAAACTCCCTGGACTCGCCTGGACTGCAAGCTGGAAATCACCGATCCGGAATACCTCGCGATGGTGCCGAATGCTCCCGAGAAGGTTATCACCAACCTCGGGATCATGCTGGACATGAACAACGGCCAGATCGCCACCGGCCCGAATAAGAACATCCGCCTGGGCCGCCTGCGGGATGCTGCCGGTGTCAACGGCAAGCCCCTTTCCGCCCTCAACGGCCAATTCATCCGAATCACCATCGGACAAAAGCCGCACCCGACGGAACCAGATGTGATTCTGGATGAGGTCACGGGCTATACAAAGGTCTAAGCTCCCTGCTGGGTAGCCGGTCTCCTGGGCATGAGAATAAAAGGCCCACCTTTTCCCACTCTTTTGGAGCATTTATGGCCTTTAAAGAAATTCGAATCTACCCCGGCGACTTTGGTATGCTCGGGCAGAATACCGATGACGATTTCGTCACCATCACACAAGCTCGCGCAATCCTCGATTCCGCCGAAGTCAAAGCAAAGAAAGACGGCCTGACCAACCTCCGCATTGCCTGGCGCGGACGGGAAATCTGGGCAACGAAGCAAGAAACCGAACTGGAAATTGCCCAACGGCGAAACGGCATCCTCAAGGCCCTCGCGGAAAAAGCCCTCGTCGGCGGGGCCACGAAAGAAGATATCGAATGGGCTCTCGCGGAATATAACGCCGCGGCTTAATATGGAAAAGCTCCTTCGAGGTTCAACGGGTGTTTGTACTCGGGTTGTTTGCGAGTGCGAGAAACTCGAACTTGGAAATGAATGTATTTACCTTCGCCCATCGGACGAAGAGCTAGAACGGCGCACAAATGAACCGCATATCGATGGGTATCCATTATATAGCGGACTTCCAAACCCTAACCCTGAAAAACCATGACAACTGCAATCACCATCGACGCCCACGCTGGTTGGGACGTAACTATTCGCTTTGAAACCCTGAATGCCCATGGCGATTGGGAATTCAGAAATGAGCAACGAGTTCCTGCTTTTCAAAAGGAAATCGTTTACATCCATTCGCATCTCCGCATTTCGGAAATTCGAGAAGTACCGAAAACACCCTAATTCTCGCACCTGCATTGACGTGAGGTTGGCGGCCAACCTGGGGAAGTGGTGCTCCCCCCTCCTATCCGGGAGTTCTCCCCACCTCGAATAGCCGCATGGGGATAAATAGGAGTTCTGGATAAGGCTCTCTCAGGGGTGAAAAGCCCCTACCGCCATTTTCAATTTTAATTCATGTAAAGGTTAGTACAAATGACAAGACCTTTAGTCATATATCACGGCAATTGCGCTGATGGTTTTAGCGCCGCCTGGTGTTTTTGGCGTAAATACGGCACTAACGCTGATTATGTAGCTGGCGTTTATTCACAAAAGCCACCTGATGTGATTGGGCGCGATGTGTTCCTAGTAGATTTTAGCTACAAGCGCGTTGTAGTAGAACAAATGTTGGAAGTCGCAAATAGCGTATGTCTAATTGACCACCACAAAACAGCTATTGAAGATTTGCGTCCATTGAAAGAACAGGAAGTTGCGACAAACGGTAATGGCCTGGGTGATCGATTTGGATGGTTTTGTGACTTGAACCGCTCGGGAGCGACACTCGCTTGGGACTATCTGTTTCCAGGGGAAGCCCGACCGCTACTGTTGGGCCATGTAGAAGACCGCGACCTGTGGCGCTTCAAGTTGCCAGGTACGCGCGAGATTCAGGCGTACGTATTCTCGCATGAATACAGCTTCGAGCTATGGGATAAGCTAATGAGTGCGAATCAAGTAGAACTATTGAAAATGACCGCGGCCGGGGCTGCCATTGAGCGTAAGCATCACAAGGACGTTGCCGAGCTAGTGAGCGTCTGCAAACGGCGTATGGTAATCGGCGGTTATGAGGTGCCAGTAGCAAATCTTCCGTATACGTTGGTAAGTGACGCCGCGCATCTAATGGCACAAAACGAGTTTTTTGCAGCTTGCTATTGGGATACAGCGGAAGGCCGCACTTTCGGTTTACGCGCTGCTGCTACGGGCATTGATGTATCAGAAATAGCAAAACAATATGGCGGTGGCGGTCATGCAGCCGCAGCCGGTTTTACTGTACCAAGAAACCATCAACTAGCGTTGTACTAACTCGGAGCCCTCATGTTCTCAGAAGAAACCTATTCCGACTTCGTCGCGGTTCGGGTCAAAGGCGGGGAAGATATCCTCGCCTCCCTCGACCACGGGAAATGCGACTTTCTCCACATGGCAATCGGAATCGCCGGTGAAGCCGGGGAACTCCTCGACGCGGTGAAAAAGCACGTCATCTACGGAAAACCCCTTGATCGGGAGAATGTCATTGAAGAACTCGGAGATTTGGAATTCTACCTGGCGGGTATCAGAAACACCCTCGCTCTCCCCCGAGAATTCATCATCGAATCCAACATCGCGAAGCTCCAAAAACGATACCCCGTCTCCTACTCCGACGCCCATGCAATCGCTCGCGCCGATAAACCAAGTGGCCAATAACTCCTGCTTTTTTTGCGTTTACCGGAAATACGGGAAAACGTCGGAGTTCTGCCATAATGATAAACACTTCACAAACCCGGAGCCGATCTTCTTCGCAAGAATGAAATGCGGGGGAGAATGGTTCCAAGGAAAGGTAGGCTCGCTCAATGAAAACCCTCGGACCACCTGATGCCCGGATTGTAATCATCACCGATTTCCCGAGCAACGCCGAGCGGTCCGCACAGAGCCCCCTGAGCGATTACGCCGGGGGGCTTTTCTTCGATCTTTTATCGAGGAAAGGATTGCTCAAGAATAACTGTTTCGTTATCTCAGTTCTGGAGACAACTCCCCCTGACGACGATATCGATATCCACCTCTCGAAGCGAAAGACCTGCCCCGGACCAGCTTGGGAAAACGCGAATGGGACGTGGGTTTCCCCGGAGCTAGCCGCCCGGAAACGGGTTCTGGATGAGACTCTCGCTCGGGTGAATCCATCCCTCGTCATCACCCTGGGGGAACTCGGCCTATGGGTCGCCACAGGCCACCGGGGCATCACCAAATGGCGCGGAAGCCGCCTTGGCATGACCGGGAAGCCCTGGACGGTCCTCCCGACGATCCACCCCCGTGGCCTCGTCCGTGACCCCTCGCAGAGCCATATTCTCCAAATCGACCTCGCCAGGGCGAAAGCTCTTTTCGAGGGAACCCAACTAAGCCGCGATTATGACTTCATCATCGAACCGACCTTTGCTCAGGCTGTATACTGGCTCGATGCCCTTATCGAGCAAGCTGACCTCGCGCAAAGTTCCCATTCTCGCTTTAGAATTGCCCCCGACTTGGAAACCCGAGGGGGCCATATCGCCTGCCTCGGAATCGCCTGGAGCGCAACCGAAGCCATTTGTCTCCCCTTCCTCACGGTGGATGATTCTAAGCCGTTTTACTGGACCCCCGAAGAAGAAGCGGTAATCGTTCATAAAATCGCCCGGCTGTTCATGCACCCGGCCGTCGATTCCGTCGGGCAGAATTACCTCTACGATTGCCAGTATTTCTGGCGCCATTGGGGAATTGTCCCCTCGTCCGTCTACGACACAATGATCGGGCACCATTCCTGCTTCTCGAATATGCGGAAGGGGCTGGACTTCCTCTCCGCGATGTATTCCCAGGACCACATCTACTGGAAAGACGAGATTAAGGAATGGGACCCATCCATCGGGGAGAAGCAATACTGGACCTATAACTGCAAGGATTCCTGCATCACCTGGGAAATCTGGCCGGAGATTTGGGAACAAGCCCTAGAGCGCGGGGAGAGGCATTTCTCCCATGCGTGTTTCCAGCAGCGGCTTTTCTTCCCTGTCCTTCGGATGATGAACCGGGGGATTCGCATCGATACTCCCCAACGGGAAGGACTGCGCCGGGAGTTAATCGAAGCTGGGCTTAATCGCCAGGACCAGTTGAACTATCTTGTTGGGCATGAGCTAAACCCAAAATCCCCGGCGCAGCTATCGAAGTTCTTCTACACCGATCTCGGTATCCCAGGGGTAAAAAACCTCGCCGGGGACTCCCTCACAACCAATTCTCCCGCTATGGCCCTAATCGCCGAGCGGGAGCCAATGCTAAAACGTGTATGTCAACTTATCGTGGAACTGCGTTCTATCGGCGTCTTCCTAAGTACCTTTATCGACGCGAAGTTAGACGCCGATGGCCGAATGCGCTGCTCATTCTCCATCGCTGGGCCAACAACCTTCCGCTTCTCCTCTTCCGAAAATGCTTTTGGGAGTGGCATGAATCTACAAAACATCCCCGTTGCGGAAAAGGCAAAAATCAAGGACAAAGACTACATCCATTTGCCAAACATACGAAAGCTATTCATCCCAGATCCCGGATACACCTTTTTCGATATGGATCTGGACCGCGCTGACCTTCAAGTCGTCGTCTGGGAATGTGATGACGCCCCGCTAAAAAAGGCCCTCCGCGGCGGTATCGACATGCACTGCATGAACGCCTGCGATATTTTCAACATCAAATCCATCCCCTATGAAGAACTCGCGGAAAGTCATCCAAACTATAAAGACCACCGCGCGAAGATCGGTGAAGCCTTCCGCGGTAAGGCAAAGGTCGGCGTTCATGCCACGAATTACGGTGTCGGGGATAGAAAGCTTGCTCAGGCACTTGGTATTACAGTACACGAAGCCAGCCGCTTCAGGGCTAACTGGTTTGCCGCGCACCCGGGTGTCAAACGCTGGCACCTCCGCACGGAAGAAGCTGCATCGAAGCGAGGCTATGTTGAGAACCTTTTCGGCGCGCGGCTTTATACACTCGGACGTGTTAATCTTCCAGAACTTCTCGGCTGGCTACCGCAGAGCACCGTTGCAGGCGTTATTAACCGCGCCCTCGTGGCGATCGATGGGGCGGAACAAGCTGGCGAAACTTCTATTCAACTGCTTATCCAAGTCCACGATTCCCTGGCGGGGCAGTTTCTTACGTCTAAACGGGATGAAGAGGTTGAGAAGCTTCGGTCCCTTTCGCAGATTGTGGTTCCATACCCGGAGCCATTGATTATTCCGGTGGGGATTAATTGCTCAACGCAGAGTTGGGGGCATTGCAAATGACTATTGAATCAGACCTGCGGGAGTATGTTGAAAATAACATCGGGGAGCGAGATATGCTTCTCATCGGCATCCGATTCGGCATTAGCAAAACTGAATGGGAGCAGCAGAAAACTCCTGAGCAAAAGGAAGCCTTAATTAAAGTCCGTCTCGAAAGGGCTGCAGGGCAGTGGAGGTATTACAAATGAAACCAGTAACAGCTTGGTACAAATATCTACCTTCGCTACAAATTTGGGATTTCAATCATATAGAGGATGGCCATAGCACTGAGAACCATCCAACAAAATTTCCACTTCGTTTTCCTGGCCAGTGGGCAGCTTATCATCGCTGGCTAACTGACGATGTGCCACCAAAACTAGTAGCATACTCTCCTGAAGAACGTGATTATGTCTAACGAAAGGGAAAATAATGACTGGCTCACGGCATTCGTGGAACACGCTAAATGGGGAGAAGCTCCTACCTATATGTACTTTTGGGTTGGAGTGGCGACAATTGCAGCCGCCCTTCGACGAAAAGTCTGGATCGACATGGGAGATTTTTCCTGGTATCCTAATCTTTACACTCTCATCGTCGCCCCTCCTGGTGTTGTCGCGAAAAGCACAACCGCTGACTTGGGAATCACTCACATCCTCAAACAACTCCCTGGTATTCACTTTGGCCCCGCGACGCTTACGTGGCAGGCCCTATACGATGCTTTTGCCGAAGTAGGGGAAGAGTTCCAACTCCCTTCCGGGGAAATGGCAACTCAATTTCCACTCATTATCAACAGTTCCGAATTCGGAATCACCCTAAATCCCCGCGATACGGAAATGATCGACCAGCTTGTCCACATCTGGGACGGCCGGGAAATGAAAAAACGAACGCGGAAGGATGGGGAACTTCTCATTCCCACTCCTTGCCTGAACCTTATCGCTTGTACCACTCCCTCCTGGATTGCTGAAAATGTCCCACAATACCTCATCGGAGGCGGGCTTACCTCCCGAATGCTCTTCGTCTACGCTGATGCAAAAGAGCGGTATATTGCCTATCCCCGCGACTTTATGCCCCACGACCATAAAGAACGCCGCCAACGTCTTATCCGTGACTTGGAGAGAATATCTCAACTCTGCGGAGAAATCACACTTTCCGAAGATGCTCTAGAATGGGGGAGAGCCTGGTATGAACATTTCCACAAAGTCGAATCGAAGCAAATCGATAAAACTCTCCTCGGCGGCTATATTGCGCGGAAGCAAACGCTTACGCATAAAGTTGCAATGTGCCTCGCTGTTTCGCAAGACGATTCGCTTATCATTACTCGCGCCACTCTTGAAAGGGCGGTGGCGCTTGTGTCTGAGCTTGAGAAGCAAATGCCGCAGGTTTACTCCAAGATCGGGATGAAGGAAGGGGCGAATGCTGCGCAACAGATTCTCGCCTTCCTCGATCGATATGAGGGAAAAGCGCATTTCTCCCTCCTCTATCGATACATGCACAAGCACTACCCCGATCCAGACGAATTCGAGACAATTCTCGTCGGGATGATTCAAGCGGGGATGATTTCTGTCGACCGGCATACTCGAATGGTCGTCAAACTCATCGAGGGGCTGGGAGAATGAAAAACCCTCGAATGGACAACCTTCAGGCGAAAATTCTCTCAGAAGACTACTGCTGCCTGCATGGTTATCTCAGACTCTGCCAAGCCCGCGGGGAAAAAGTCCCCAACATGGCCGAGTGGATTGGAATGCACCGATATACCCTCTACTACCACTATCGCGCACTCGCACAAGGAAAACGCCCATGTCAGAAACTCCAAAGCTGCCTTCTCCCCGTGGTCGCGCAACTCGAAACGGAAAAACCATCGAGCGACTCCTAGCGATGATGGCTTTCCTTCTCGAGAAACCCCGAACCCAGGAAGAACTCGGCGCGGCTTTCGCCATGAGAAAGGGCCGCGCCAGCGACTGGCTAAACTTCGCGTGTAAATACGGCCTAATCTCCCCCATCGGCCATGCTCCGAGGAAGATCGGCCCAAAAGGAAAGCCAGTGGGCGGGCCACTGGCTATTCTCTGGGGAGCGAATTTTGTCAGAGTGGGGCAGAATCCGAATCGAGGGGGCTCTGCTCTTGATGCGCCTCCAGCCGCCGCTTTGCCTCTTGAAACTTCCAATGCAAAACGTAGGTCTGATACAGCACATAAACCAGAGTCGCAAGCCCGACCCCGATTGTGACGTAGGTATTCACATCCGCGACAGTAATAGCCGTTCCGACCACCGCTGGAACGGCTTTTTCTACTTGTTGAGTCACTTCTTGTTTCATGTTACCCACCGAGCATGATAACGGTAATGGTTTGTCCACTGCTGAGAGTCCCTCCCGCGTAGGCGATGGAAATCTGTGTCGTGGAAACGGTGCAGTGGAGAGTGATGCCGCTTTGGGTGCAATTCGCAACGGCGTAGCCTCCTGCGATTGTCCGGCCGAGGTTGATGACGATCGGGGATGCGGGAGAAGTTCCGGTGACAATTCCAAAGGCGTTGTCATAGCCACCAATAATCGCGCCAGAGCCTGCGCCGGATGCGATAGTCGGAGCGGTCCCGCTTGTGACTCGCATATAGCCTGCAAGCTGGATCTGGCCTTTCGTCGTCCCCGTCAGGCTAGGAGTCATGACGATATTCCCCGCCGCCGCGCTAGCGCCGGCTCCGGTGGTAATGTTAATGTCCCCACCTGCGCCAGTCCCAGCGCCACCACCGGAGGTTATATTAAGCGCACCCCCTGCACCAGAAACGGCAGGCGCCGATTTCAAATCAAGAACACCCCCAGCACCAAATCCGCTAGTGGCTGCTCTGACCATTACCGAGCCAAGAACCCCTCCCGTAGTGTAGAAACCGAAATAACCATCATAGGTTGAACCTGGCCCGCTGCATTTCACAAGAAATGGGACAGCAGTAGAAGTAACGGTAGTTTCCGCGTAGACAAGAATCCCGCCTGCAAAAGTCGAAGCGGAGGGCTCATTAATCCTCAGGCCGTAGGTACTAGAAGTAAGTTTCCATTTCCAGTTAATCGTGTAGTCGGTATGATCTGCAGCGGCGGCAGCCGACGCAGCCCCGACTTGATTCAGGGAAACAGCAACCCCCGAATTCAAGGTATAGGAATCAATCTTCCAATTCCCGCTGCCGAGGGAAACAAGATCAAAAACATCCCCCACCGCGAAAGTGAGGTTCGCCGCCCCGGGAGTCTTCATCGAGGTGGAGTTATAGGTAACGCTAAACGCGCCACCGACACGAACAAACCTTCGGAATCCAGCAGCGGCTGTTCCGAACCCGGTAATGGCTGGGGTTCCGGAAGCATTAATAACCAACGTCGCAGCGCGAGTGGTGGAGATATCCGTAGTCCCTGCACTCGCTGTTACAGTTTCCTCGGCTTGAAGATAAACCTGCTCATAGCGAACGCTCTGACCGTCAGCACTTCCCGCAGCGAGCCCGGTAAATTTGAAACTCCCCATCGGAAGATTCGCGGTGGGGGTCTTCTGGCCATCTGCTGCGAAGCAGTTGGAAATCCCCGTAGCGATGTCATTCAACGCGCCGTTATAATCCGCCGCGTCGATGATTGTCCCATTCACCGCCGGCGTATATGCCGAAGGGAGGACGTAAGTACCAGAGCCATTCCAGGCCATTTTACTACTCCTGAGTTTGTTCCGCGCCGGAGATTAGGCCAGAGCGGGCAGTGAGAATTCGGCGCACGTTCGGATCGAACATTGCGATTTCTTGGAGACGTTTAATACTCTCGGGAGAAGGTGGCTGCGCGAGAAGTTCCGCGGCTTCCTTTTGAATCCCGTGAGTGGTCATGCCGGTTAGGGCCATATCCGCTGTCCGGAACGGCCGGATAAGCCCTTGCCAGAGGTTCATTTCGGGGATTTGCTGCCGTCCCGCGGGGGTGTTGAGGCCTTGCAGCATATCCGCAGCTTT